CGCCAGAGCGGGTCAAGACGTCTGGAAGTTGGCGGGGTCTGCCACCTGATCGATCCTGGAAACCTTGGCCTGATCTGCCCTTCCAGTCCCGAGCGCATGGGGTTGGCAGGCTGTTCGTCAAGACGACCGCCGAACCAGCTAGCCTTCTTTTCTGGTGAGCCTTCTCGTAATTCAGATTCGGTCCCGAGTCCTTGTGGTCTCGTGCTGTCGGAGTTGGTAGAGGTGGGTTCCTCATCTCCTTCAGTTCCTCGAAGAGTTGAATCGCTTCTGGATTGACTGCTTCCCTGAGATTGGAGAGTTGTGTCCTGCCTGGTCTCGTCTCTGTCACTTGCTTGATCATGGATTCCTTGCTCCTTAGAGGGAGGGAGTCCATTGTGTTTGGGGTAGGCAATGATCCAGATCCTCTCGCGCTTGTGACAGGCTCCCACATCTCTAGCTGAAACAATAGACCATTCAGCATCGTACCCTCTTTTGGCAATTTGAAAGAGAATTTCTTGGAAGGTTTCCCCTTGCTGGTGCGAGATAAGATTTCTAACGTTTTCAAGTAGGACGAATCGAGGTCGAATGATCCCAACCAAGTGCATGACGGAGTAGAAAAGACCGCTGCGAGTTCCCGCTCCAATACCCTTCTGCGATCCAGCCACGGACAAATCTTGGCAAGGAAATCCTGCTGTGAGTACGTCGTACTCTCCTTGGTATGACTGGAATGTTGTAATGTCATTGTGTATAGGAACGTTGGGAAAGTTCTTCTTTAAAACTGATTGACAGTAAGGATCGATTTCAATGAATTGTTTAGTTTCAAATCCACCGACTAGTCTTTCAGCTGCATAAGAGAATCCTCCTATGCCAGCAAAGGCGTCTAATAGTTTCAACTTACATTGGTTCATCGTCGGTAACAGCGCACCAAGCTATTTGAAAATCTATTAACCATTGTCGCTGATCTTTGGAAAGATACAAGTCATCACTGGCATCTTTATGCAGAAGATCATCACAACACCAATTAGGTAGTGATTGTTCTTTGCAGAATTGTTCAAGTTGCTCTGATAAGCAGACTCGAAACTCTTTCACAGGAGCAATAGTTTTACTCATTAGGATCCTCGATGCTATCTATACCGAGACAGTTACTAGTTGAATCAACACGGTTGAGATCTTCGAACTCTGACTCATGCATTTCTTCAACATCTTCAATACTGTCAGCCTTGACGTGAACGGTATAGGTGGTCTTCTCTGAGAGAGTGACGTGGAAAATTGGCATTAGTTTTCCTCAGGGTTGGTTACGTTATCAACTAATTCCTTATATAACTCCTTGTCATGTGTTGTCTCTACTTGAGTTTGCAACTCTTCTATTGAGTAGTCCTGATAAGTATCTGTTAGTTGTTTAGTAATAACTTGAGTCATCGTTTTGATGTCCATGTTATCGATGACTAACTCTACATACTGTTCAATCAATCCATCTCTTTGCTTGTCAGTAAGATCAGTCATTAGACCTCGTCATGAATTTGGTATACAACATTTTTGCTGGTTGAGATGCCCAGCGTGGAGTACGAAGACATTCGATGTAATGATCCAAGGTTGGAACAAAACCGAGATCTTCTGTAATGTGTTGCTCAAGGATGAGAGAGGTAGGTACTTTTCTTCCTTTGGAATTAGTGAAGGTGTCGCCAAATAAGGCAACACCATCTGCTATTCCTTGGGTGTGATGACACAACATCCTGTGAAGGATCTTGCTTGTACCTGCACGTCCTCTATCCATCCACTTATGTAGTGGTGCATAGTCTTCTGGTTCACCACCAAAAGCTTTAGCAGAACTTACACAGTGATAGTGGTAGTGGGACATTAGAACATCTCCACTTCGACAGATTCGACTTGAATGGTATTATTCTCGTGATCACAGGTACATTTCCATTGACCTAGATCTTCATGATCTTTTTTGAAATCAATTTCACCTTGACCGCCTTCATTGTTATGAAAGCCAGGAGAAACGTCTTGAGTTATCCACCATGAAACTCTTGATACATGCTGATAAATAAAATCATCGCTGGAGATATTTATAACTTTACCTTTCTTGTCATAGAACTCGATATCTTCAATATTACCGTCATCTCCGGAACCTTCATATTTGACATTGATAGAGTCCAATGCAGGATGGACAAGAGTGATTGCATTTAGCCCGTGCTTGAAAGCTTGCATTCTTTTCATGAAATAATCATGCTCCCATGCCTGTGATTGAGACCAGAAAGTAGGCCAATCCCCTTCTTTATCAGGGAAGGTAGGCTTCTTTCTTCCTACAAGATTTTCTGCATTTTGGTAGTCAAAATACTTATCAATACGTTCGAAGTATTCAAATAGTGATTCGTCGCTATTCTTTTTAAAGTCCAATGGGACTACTGTGCTGGAATTTGACATGGTTAGTGGTATAGAAGAGCAAAGGGTTGGTCGATAGGACCGTAAGCAAGATCATCTTTCTTATCAATAGGGAGGTTAAGCTTGGCAGCTTCTTCTACTGAACGAACGACTCTTGCGTTACGTGGAAAGTCAATAGGGTTGATGAGGTGATCGAAGCGACCTCCCCAACTAGCACTTAGCCGATAATTCTCAGGCTTTTTAATGTCTAAGAACAAGGGTAAGTTTTTGGTGTAAGAGTAATGAATGAGGTGATTCAATTCTCTTGCAGTATTAAAGATTGCATCACGGAGTTTTTCCGAATCGCAATCACCTGAAACAAACCATCTGAACATCTCAGCTTTCTTGTAAGCTTTATGCTTTACGGCTGATAAGATCATGAGGTCTGTAAGATCTGTAAGAGTCAGAGAATCTATAAGATCTTTGTTGTGCCAACGAGCATTGCGTACTGTTGGCCAACGTGCTTCCATGCGAGATGCATAGCAGTCATAGAGAAGGTTGGCAGCTTTAGTTAGCTTGCCTGTGTCTCTGTCAGCGAGGACGTGACAATGTTTAGCACCAGGGCAGCAATGACCTGCGGGTGTGCTGAAGGTAAGGATTGTATCTGCGAGCTTAGCGTTACCTGCACCAAGCTTAAGCAATGACATAAGAATGTACCGATGGTAAAGGACACTAAAAAACCCCCTACGCCCACCACGTAGAGGGTTATTAGTCTGGGCTTACATGAGTAGCTGGTTGACTCAGTCAGTCTTCATATATAAACGCAGCTAACCCCTAGTCTCACTGCCAGAGACTAGTCGAGGTTACCTTTGTCTAGTGGGGCAATTGATGTTCTTCCTTTCTGTTTGCCGTTAAGTATTTCAGCTACGAATTCGTTAGTCTTAGCAATTAAAGCAGCTTTAGTTTCTGACTCCTCTGTATTTCTAGCTGGCACTTGATCTATAGCAGTTCTGATGAACAGAAGTTCTGATATGGAATACTCAACATCTTGAGGTCGTTCTACTAGTTCCATTACTGCTTGTGTATCTTCTTCGAGGTTGCGTCCTTTGAAGAAATAGTTGGGATCTGACATTGTGTAGATGTGGGGTAAAGATTACAAAAACCGTTAGGTTGTTTTGATAAAACTGAATCAGCGGCTGATTCTATTTGTTTTAGGAGTTTTTCTCGAGGCGTTAATGTCGAGAACGTCGATGTGACCATCTTGGAATAAGGGCGTGCCGTCTAGTTGTAGTTGATGTCTAAGAGATCGCTTAAAGCTACCTTCTCTTAGTCTATATTTTTGACTGCAAGTCTTCCTTTTGTGTTTGCCCATTTTCTATCGGGTGGAGCATTCTCTGCTCAATATGGTGTAAGCGAGGGTTGTTGTCAAACCTAATCCAATAGGCTTTATGAGTAGCGCCTGTTTTATACTTCACATCTTCTCGAGAGATGATGATTCCGTCTTTCCTGCCAGTGCTACCGTTCTTAGCTTTATAGACTCGATCCCCCGCTTTGAAGCGAGGGCCTTGAGTTTGTCCTGATCTTTGTTTAAAGGGTGACATCGAAGTTACGACCTGTCGTTTGCTTTTGAAGGAACTCAGTGAACTGAGTATTGATCCTTGAAAGATTGCCATCTAACTGCTTGGCAAATCTTGAATCATCACCGTTTCTAACAGCTTTGTGGTGACTTGTGTATTGAGTTACTGCGGAATGCACACGGAATAAGTTGTCTTGCCTTGTCTCAAGGTTTCCACCTTTAAGACCATGCAAGAATGTATGTTCCAGTGTATTTATAACTCGAGAGTCAACGCTACAAGTAGGATTATCTATTGCATACTGACGATGTTCTTCTGGAATTGAATCTTGGAAGAAACGACGGATGTATCTCCTGCCGTCAGTCTCATTACATGGAGTATCTATGAAGCTTTCTTTTATGTAAACGTGTCGCTTAGCTTCTAATACAGCAGCTTCTAATGCTTGATATACATCAACCTCTCCACGAGCTTTTCTGTGATTAATAGTTGCCTGACCATCTTTGATTCGACGTGTCATGCCATTTTCACAGACTAATTCGTTAGCCCATATCTGAGCTTTCATAGCTCTAGGTTCCATATAATTGATACTGAACATAAGGAAGAAATCAGTTGTATCACCAACTTCTTTTAACCTTTCAGGATTCATATCAGTTAGCTTGGATGCAAAGTATAGAACTCTTTGATCAGGTAGATATCCTATGACATCAAGCGTGAGTTCTTGTAAGAAAGCAGCTTTGGTTTTATGAATGAACTCTTTGTACCAATTCAAACCATCTTGAGGATGGATGATATGTCTGCAATTAGAGAACTGACCTAAGCGATCTCCATCACTGGTGTACCAGTTAACGATCTCGGGATAGGTTCTGTCATATCTTTTGGAGTACAAAGGCTCAGGAGTTACTAACCAACTGCAACCAACAGATTTCAATTGTTCTTCTGTTGATTGCCATTCTCGGCATTCGGATTTCAGTCCTTGGAAGAAACTAGCGTCTGCTCGAGTGACTTTGCCAGGCATGAAAGTTTCAGAACCTGGGTCTTCTACATCTTTGGTGCAGAGTCCTGTTACAGTTGTGGGCATAACAGTGGGTTCGTGGGTTTGTTCTTGAGTTGAGAGCACTTGTGAGAGCAGGGGTTTTAGATTGTGTAGGGGTTGCATGATGGTTGGTGAAAAGTCAGCGAACCTAGTCATCTTTCATATTGCTAAGAATTTCTTCTAGCACTATTTCCAAAGATGTTAGTTTCCTTCTGTATTTGGGTGGCAGTTGAACTTTTAACGAAGCAATACTCTTAATTAAATGTTCAACTGTAGCTGGAACTCCTAGATAGGTAGGAGTTGGTTGGGATACTCGATCTAGTAAAGCCTTTTGCTTTTTGAATAAAGAAAGATCTACTACTGTTGCAGTGTTAAGTTGCATCGATAACAAGTGGGAATAGAGTATTTTGACCCATAGCCTGACAAATGTGATTCAACTCACATTGGAATTGGTCAGGATCTCGGTTCAAAGGCACACCATCGAGAGGTTCGTTACTCATGGAGTAAATGTTGGCAAAGATGCCACCTTTACTGCCTTTGCTTGTGTATATGATGCCGTTAAAATCCGATTGGTCAATGTGGCTAGTCCATTGTTGTGTCCTAAGGTCACCGCAGAAACTAGCAGGTGCGTTTTGAACCAACATTTTACCTGTATCTTCATTAGGTAGTCCACCTATTTTCATCTTGAGAACAGTTAAACCATTCTTTACTGGAGCGAATACTCCATTCAGCTGGTTACCGTCATCGTCGAATGCAAACGTATTTAGATACACGTTGAGATAAGGTTGTTTCCTACCTTTAGTGACGTGGTGAGTGAGAGAAAGGATGGGCTTGCCAAAGAAGACTAGACCTGTATCGATTGCCAAGGTAAACTTAGGTTCACTTGGTGATGGACCATATCCATAAATACAGCCGTCTCGATTGATGCCAATCGTTTGAACTGGCAGGGAAGGTCTAACAGGCAAGCCTGTCTCTGTAGTGGTGATGGGTTGAACTTGTTTGGTTTCTAACTCAGACATAAGAGCGAAGTAATACAACAGATGTACCGATGCAAATCGGCAATAACAAACGCTTTACAATGGAAACAGCTACGCAAAGGAAATGGATTTAGTGCCAAACCCAACAGGAGAATTACACATTAAAGTATTACCTCAAGAAGAGGGTGGACAAGGTAATGTCCCTGACTTGGCGCAGAAGTTAGTATTGTTAGCGTCTTTCGTGAGAGAGTTACAAACTCAATCACATTTGATTCATTTCAATTATGAAGATCAAAATTTCTTAGCAGTCCATGCATTCTTGAAGGATCAATACGAAGCACACCTAGGTCAGTTTGATAAGTTGGGCGAGTTGGTGAGAACTCTTGACTATTGGATGCCTATGTGTTCTTGCGGATTAAAAGATGCATTAGGGTCTTGTTTTAAGAATGTTGAGTCTTATGAAGGTGTGGAACAATTAAATACTTATTTACAGAATCTTGAAGCTTTCTCCAACATGCTCAAGATGATTGAGCCGGCTGCAGCAAAGTGTCAAGCGTATGACGTATCGAACTATATAGGAGAGTTACTAGGAGATGTATGGAAAGCTTGTTGGATGATCAAAGCGACCATCCGTTCAAACAATCATTCATAGTTATCAACAGGACATAAAGACCAATTACTATTACTAGTACCTCTTTCTTCTTCGGGGATTAAAGCAAGAAAGAGATTCCAAGCTTGTGCAGCAGTGCAGTGCTCTGCAACAAATAGCTGTGAATATGGACTTTTGTATTGATATCTGATCTCCCAGTCAGCAGGCTTCTTAGCCAACGTGTTCATCTCAATAAGATGGGACATTTAGCTGAGCTATGTCGTTTTCTTTTAGTTCTTCTACACATTCTGTAGCGCATTCTGTATCAGTTGGTGGGCAACTGGTGATGCATTCAAAGTATTGATCAACGTCATCTAACTTGGTTGCATCGGTGGGAATTAACCTTGTTTTACTCATGTCGATTGTTGTAGCTGACACTAGTGTAATCGTCATGTTTTGACGTCGTAACATTCCCTATTGGGTTTGTGCTAGAGCTCTTGAATTTGGATGTTGTCGAGCATATGTAGTGGAATACCTTCAGGAGATATGACTATATCTCTTTCGGGATGTTCCACTAGCTTTACATATTTGTAGTCTCGAACATCTAATTTGAACTCTTTAGACACAGAAGTAATAACGTCCTCTAATGCTAGAGGTGGGTTGTTGCAAGTGAATTCAACTCGATACCGTGAAACTGGTTCCATCCTCGCTGACCTCTGCTTGTATGTGAGAACAATCTTGGTTCACGATACCAGGATGAGTATTAATAATCAAGGACAATTCTGTTAAAGCTTTGTCCATTTTACGTCTAACCATAGTGCCTCCGTTGCCACGTTGGAAATGATAGACGTTGACATGTCCATCCTTGGGCATAAAGCAGAATTCTTCAGGTACTGAGTCTTTAGATCCGTCAGTAACTGCAAAGTAAACTGTATAGCCTTTGGCTAGGACTTCTACTGGTTGTTTCAGGTGTGATGGAATAGTCATGAAAGTTCTCCTATTTGTTTCTTAGCTTTGTAGATGTCTACGAAAGCAATGTTGACTGAAGTGACATACTTCTGAATTGTATCCGGACGAATATGTTCTCTAACTCCTAGTCGTGATGTCATGTAGACATGACCGTTGAGACATTGATCAAGTAAGAATTTAAAATCTGGGTCTAACCGTGACTCAGCATATTCTGCCTTGCTCACTGTCTTTTGACTAGAAGCAGGGAAGGGATCTTGCTCTAGGTTTGAGAGTTCAGTGATACTGTCAGAGTCTTGGTATCCTTCGAAATCTGCTGAAGGCTCCTGATGACTTTCTTCCATCGATTGGTCGCCGCTGGGTTTGAGGTGATTAAAAACGAGTTCCTCGCATTTGAGAGCTTCGTTGTACTTGAGTTCTGAGGTAAAGTTGCGTCCATCTTTGAGGAGTGTGCCGTCAGTACTGATACGCATGCCTCTTTTGACAAGGTCTTTATTAACTTTGTGGAATGCAATAGGGGCATTCTTTCCGTTACCGAGGACGTAGTCGATTCTTGCGAACCAGTATCCTGCTCGTTTTTGGTCTGGTTGGATGCTGGCTCCTGGAGTTGTTGTGACAACGTGGACTGGATCGTACTTTGAATTTCTCTGAGTACGTGGAGTGGATGTAACCATGAGATAGTGAATTCAGATGGGATAAAAGTGTCTACAAATAAAGCAATGTCTTCATAACTGTGTATAAAAGACGAACCTTCAGGGTGGTCAGGTACAACCTCAGATAGGTATTTGATTGCTTTGTGGGTGATAGGGGTGAGACTAACTAAGTTGTCGTCACCGCTTGAGACTAAGAAGTCGTAATCGTTCATTTGAAAGAGAATTTCCTTTCGGTCTTGAGTGAAACGCCTGAATACTTCAGGTTGGTTTTAAGAAGCTTCTTGATCTCGGGCTTATCAAGAGTGATTGCTCCTTGTCTTTGACAAGATGGTGGAATTTTGTCCCAATCAATAAGCATATAGTCGACTTCTACAGACTCTGTCTTACGTGATGTGATTTTGTGAGTAGGCAGATCATATTTTGTGAACCCTTGATCGCTGTATACATGGTTAAACATTTTGTATACATAGGATTCCAACTGTTCAGCAGTCTTCTCGTCTCTTTCTGCAAGAGCCTTGATCCTGTTAGCTTCGTCCTTACGGAACTTTGCACGGTTGCGAAACCAGCTGACCATAGTAAGGATCTGATCTGCATTATTGTCAAATTCTTCTGCTCCTACGAGGCACATTTCTACTTGTTCTTGTGCTTTCTGCTTGAGAACAGGATCTTCTGCCGTAAGATCTTCTAGGAACTCGGCTTCTGGAGGACATTGCATCATATCGAATGCAAGGTCTCTCAATTTGCGCTGGAGATGACTTTGGTTTGGAATAATCTTTGCCGAAGAAACTGGCTTAGATTGCGCTTTGGTTTTAGCTTTTGATGAAGATGTCATTGTAATGGTGAGAAAAGAGGGGCTTTTGACAGCCCCATTTGTGTTTATGCAGGTTGGATCTGAGGGTCAGTACCGTCTGAACCTTTGGCTGCTTTGATAGCTTGCTGACGCTTGTAATCAGCAACCATAGTTTTGAGAGGAACCTCACCAACAGGCTTGCCGCCCATGATGAGGATCTTTCGGTGTATCTTCTGACCGTCTACGACTTCGAAGATGTTTGGATCGTCTTGACCCATAGCTTTAACAGCGTGGTCAGACTTGAAGCCTGCGTTGACAATCGTCTCTAATCTTGAGTCGTCTTTACCCGACCAAGTTAGAAATTCGATATGCCCCCAATTAGCTCCGTTACCGTATTTGTTATCGGTACCTGAATAGAAGTTCAGCTCCGCATTGACGAGTGGGATTTTCATAAGAGAAATCAGACAGCACAGGCGATGACAGGTACAAAATGTACTGATGACATAGCCTATAAATAAAACACATAGAATATAGTTATTGCAATTATTGTTAACAGATGTTCAAGCGTAATCCTATTGGCGAATTTGATGAGTACGTAAGACGTGGGATGACTGGAGCTGCTGATGAAGCACGGACGCAAGGTGACCTAGCTCTACAAGAGTCTTTGAATAGACGAATGGGTGCGCCTGACTTGAATGAGAATTCATTACAAGGTATAGCAGCCGCTATCGCTCAAGAGACTAACTCTACTCCTGAGACAGTCTTAGCTGCTTTGAAAAGACAGCAAAATATGAGTCCTGACTTGAGGAAGTCTCAACAAGACATCATGATTCAGACTGCTGTAGATAATAGAGGAGCCGGTCCAGTAGAAGGATATCTAGGACTCATGGGTGGAACCGATGCTCCATCCCGAGTCACACAGGTAGGTAGCTATGGCGCTGCAGGTGGTGCATTAACAGCTGGTGCTGCGGGCTTGATCGATATTATGCAATATCTAACAAGTGGTAATGACCAAGCTGAAGATAGAATGGACGTCTTGACTTCATGATTAAACAACCGACTCCTGCTGAATGTGACATAGCTAGAAAGGTGTTGTACTCCATGGAAACACATGGAAAAACAACAGGTAATAAGTATGTCAGCTATCAAGAGACGGTAAGAATATGTGAGCGCAGAGAGGCTAAATCATGGAAGGATTAAGAATTGCTGGAGATGTCTTCGACATCGATTTAAGGGATGGGTTAAAGAATGATGACATAGAGAATTTAAGGAGAGGTTTTCGTAGAGACAAACTGATTCCGAGGTCGTTGCTGAAGGACTTCCAGAATGACATGGCGCCTGAGTACAGTCAGCCAGAGTATGCGTTGTCGGGTTCCTATCAGCCTGAGCCGACCTACGGAGCGTAGTAGAAACAGCTAGTACTGGTGTATTACAATAAAAAACCCTTAACAGTGTGAAACCATTAAGGGTAGGAAGGACTTACTTCTTCTTACTATGGAAGCTTCCATCTAGACCTTTGAGTCGGCCAGTTGGAGTTTTGTATACCCAATAGTCTTCAGTGCGTAAGTTGTATAAGTAGTTGATTAGTCGAAGTAGTGGTCTATTGTTAGTAGCCCACTTGTTGTATCTATACAGAAGACGAACGATTGATGGGATAACAGCGTGAAAGGTAGCCTTGCTGAATTTAACAACAAAGCCAGTGACGAGAGCTACTTTAGATATGAGTTTCAATAGTTGTTCACTAACATACTCACTCATAGTAGTCTCGTATTCGCTGAGATGGTGATCGTCGTATAATTCTCCTGGTTGAACTGGGACGATGTCCCATTTAGATACGTTGTTAGTCATCGTAGTTTTTGATGAAGGCTCTGCCAGTAATAGTTGTGTCGTCGTCGTCATCCCACGGGTCATCTTCTACGAAGGGTTCGACTTCTTGTATGAAGTCAGGCTCGTATACATTACTGACCTTGTGGGTGCCGACATAGAAATCTTTACGGGGGTTAGGGACGAGCCCCTCGAATCCACGTTTGTCACTCATTGTTATTGTCCTGAGAGAAAGTGTCTATTGTTATACCTAGCTGTTTCTTGACTCTCTGTTCTGAGACTGTGTATTCGGCAAGCTGCTGTCGCAGTCCTGCGTTGTCAGTCTCGAACTTGGCGCATTGAGCTGCTTGAGAGTGGAGCTTCTCGTGAACAGATTGGATGATCTGGTAGTGAAGCCTGTCTAGGTCTTTATCTGGACGTAAATGAGCGGCGCTGATGATGGCAAGAGCTTCTCGACTGGTAATGTTACCAATGTAGATATCTTCCCTATCATCTGGAGTGTTGTAAGGAATTGCGTCGTCGTTGTAAAGATACGCCATAAAGAATGTACTGGTAAGAGGTGAACAATAAAAATACCCCACCTAGCATTTAGATGCCAAGCAGGGTAATGAATCGTTATGAGACAGGAAGTTCCTGTTGCTTTTGGAGTTGTGACTTAGCCACAGGGATATCGGAAATAGTCACGACTACGAATTTATCGCAGGTGATATCTTCTCCATTCCTGCTGTAAACCCAAGTGTCGTAGCGGGCACGGACAATGATGTCACGTTGGCCTTCCTGAATGCGTCTTTCGACTTCAGAGGCAAGTGCGCCAAATCCGTTGTCCTTAGCTTCGAAGTAGTAGCCTCTACCTTCTCTGTAGGACTTTGCATCACGATCCCAAACTAATGGTGTCGCTGAGAACTTGACGGACTTGTTGCCGTTATACTCACTTGGTTGAAGATCATTTAGATCTGATGGGAGGCGAAGTTTGCACTCTAAGTTAGCCCATGGCTGACCTTGTGTAGCCTCACGCTCTTTAGAACGCTCGGCCTCCAACTGAGACTTAACTGTTGCTAACTCGTCAGTTAGAGTTTCGATCTTGGTTACTTGAGCTGCGGTCATAGAAATTAACCTGTAGGTGGGAAAATGTACCGATGGATCGGCACACTAAAAAACCCCCACTGGTGCAGAACCAGCAGGGGCAGTAGGGGATTGAGCTGACCTGGTGGTTACCAAATGTATAGGTGACACATCGCAGGTTCTAGGCCATCTTTAACACATTGCATGTAAGCTGTGTAGTCCTCGTCAGAGAGTTTGTGCATCTTATCGATGCGTTTCTCCTGTAGGACTTCTGTGACATAATCAACTGAGTTAAGCATGACAGAGAGTACAGAATGTACTGATGTGGGTGGACAACTAAAAAACCCCCACCTCGACTGAATCGAAGCAGGGGTATTGGGATGTCATGGTGCTTACCTGGTGAGTAGATTGAACTCTGGAAGCGTAGGAGTAAAGTCCCAGAGCTTGAGCGAAAAGAAGAGGTTCCAGTCGCCATCGCAGTTGTAGTAGCGTAATGCTATGCCAATGCAGGCGCCAATGAACCAAGGGTTTGCAAGAGATTTGAGCGTAGTCATGAATAAAAATGTACTGATGAATGCTTACAATAAAAAGCTGACATGGTAACCCCTTCAAGCCACCTTCAAAAAGAAACCCCTACCGAAGCAGGGGCGTTTGATTCAGAAAGGAAGCTCAAGGTTCTCGAAGTGTTCCTTAAGCTCTTTCAAAGCGGAGTTGAATGGGTCTGGGCCTATTAAGACATCGTAATAATCGAGAGTAGGCCTGCCATAATCATCGTCGTACCAATAGATGAACTTTTCAGACGCTGCGCCACAAGGATGCGTGCTGTAGCGATCTTCTGAGTAGACCCAATCGTTACTGCTATAAACTTCTTGCCAGTCAGCAGCTTTAAGAGCGTGAGTGCCTTGGCAAGCTTGGATGTCTAGAGGGTAAGCTTTGTTGAGGGTGACGGGATACATATGTACTGATGTAAGTGGACATTAACATGGGACTAACATCAAATTGTTAACCCCTACTGGGATGAGCTGTATGTACAAAATACGCCTACCATTGGGAGTTGATAGCATATAAGTGTGAGATAGCGTAAGCGATATCCAGCTTGTCAATAGGTTTGGCGCCAAGGAGCGAGAGGAGGAGCGGCATGGGAAATATGCGCTATGTATGCGGGAGTGTGCTGGATAACTGTTGCTTACGCAGGGACACATGGGGATATCAAATGAATACAATGGTTATGCTCCATTGGCGGCGCGCTTCAGGGCAACTGCGCTGACATTAGTGTGTACTTGTGTTGCGATTGCGATTGATTGTTATCAATTAACTAACATCGCGTTGTGTACAACTAACATGTACCGATGTGTTGCCCAAGAGAAATAGCGTATATTTTTTTTGTTTGAGTAGTTACTCAATCCGCAGTGGGTGTTTAATGTATACCGCGCTGAGCAGAATTTTTCGAATTTCTTCCGCGAGGGCTGTTCTAGTGATAATACGCTTCATCAGGAAAAACGTTTTCCCTATTTTCTGCCATAATTAAACAGTCGCTTAGTCGCTCAGGATGGACACCTCCTCAGAAACTGAATCAAAAAATATTCCACCTAATCCTTTAGTCAATCTTGTCAAAAACGCGGATGCCAGCTTCACGCATCGCAAAGAACATCCATACATGAAATTCCACTATAAAAATCACAAAAACATTAAAAAATCTCTGCAAAATTTTATTTCATCAAGATTTGCAATGACAGTCCTAGGAGGCGCCTCTCGTACTCGCTTCAACTTGCATCAAGAAAACCCCAGGCCAGATTGCTTAGAAGAAATATTAATGTTTCTAAATGTATGCATGCATGAGACATGTGTACGTTTTTCTGCAGGGCAAACAGGAGAAAAGATAGATCCCAGCACTCATCACTTGAATTTTGATCCTAATAAATTCGTTTTAGCTGAATGTTGGGGAATTCAGTACAAACAAAACGAAGGGGTTACTACTCATAATCATTTTCCGTATATCTTGTCGTGGACTTACAATATCCACACTCCGACAGGATCTGCACCTTTAGTCTTGGATCAACCTAGTGGATCTATAGATATCCCAGCGGAAGAAGGATCTTTAGTTATATTCTTAGGATCCAAGTTCCACAAGGTCATACCTCAAGATCAGAAAGGGGATGATCGCTGCTGCTTAATAGGAAATGTCTCTTATGGATAAAAGATAGAATAAAAAAATAGTCTTTGTTAGATGTTCCGTGGATAAAAGAAGAATACTTCGTATGGCCGGTGGTGACGATTTCACTAAGGCGCTCCTGCAATCAGCGGCACTGGGAACTGGAGCAACAGCCTTGGCAGGAGCAGCCGATTCTTTAGTGGGCGAAACTAATATGTTTAACTCTGGTGAAGGACCATTAAATATTCTTCTCGCTTCGCTTCCTTTGGCAACAGGCGGATCTACTGCCGCTGCGATATCTACGGGCACCACTAATCCCTTAGCGGATCCTGTAGTGCAAGAATTTCTTGATCGAGGAACAGCAGAAGAAAAGCTTATGATCATAAATCGTCTAATGAAAGAAGATACCTTCCATGCATTAGATTTAGATCAACAAACTACTCTCAGACAATTACGTAGACAAGCTATAGAGGATATCGCTTCAGGCGCGACTCCTTATACAGATATTGAATATGTAAGAGAACAAGCAGAGCGTGGTTATAACAAAGCGGATGCTGACAAAGCTGCAGCAGGTGTTCCAAACGAAAAGCCATTAAGTAGAGAAGATTTCATAAAAGGTAGATTCAGACGAGGTGCGGGATTAGTTGCAGGAGCTACGGCTTTAGGAGCAATACCAGCTGTAATGTTAATGAAAGATGATGATCCAAACATGGCTCAATATGTTGATCAAGCAAGACAAGTATCAAGAAATATGAACTAGTAGACTTGTAATACAGATATATCTCGTAAAAATAGATGGCTATCGGCGGAGTCGGACAATTCCCTGTGAGAGGAGATGAGAATGATCCTCGTAGAGGTAGACGTAAGCCTATAGATAGAGATGAGCTTATTAGAGAAATACTTGATGAAAAACAAGTTGTTTCAAACGTAAATGTTGGTCCTACTCCTATATCTGACAAGGCTTTTGCGGCTCTAGAAGAAGAAGAGTATTTACAATCTTTAAAGCCAGAAGATCAGATAGAAACAGATAAGGGAACAAGAAGGCAAAGACGCTCTGACGATCTTAAAGGTCTTCGTGCTTTGATGGCAGGAGATGTTAATGAGGTAAGGCTAGTTGACAGCAACATGTTGGCTGGTAAATTCGCTGATGGTACTGCAACAAGACTTAAAACTGTAGGAGATAGGCCAAGCATTATCAGGAGGTCTGACTCGATAATTTATCCGAAACGAGTTCCTTCCAAGAAAAACCCTAGTAGAAACATTCAAGATCCAGCAACGAGAGGAGAAGAAATTTTAAGACCTCGGGATGGCAGTAGTTATGACACGGTATTAGGGTCTATTCAATCTCCAAGAAGCTACGGTTTCGGAAAGATGGCAGGAAAATTGCAAGACGAAAAGCAAGGAACTTATATGGATGTTCCTGGCGACCCCGGTAATCAAAACACGTCAGATCCTTTCGAAGTAGCGGATAAAAGTAAAGCTCGAACAGGCGATGATATGAAACCATTCACTCCTGTCGAAACTCGAAGTAGAAATCAAGGCTACATTCCTAAAAGTTTCAAGAACGAAACAGAATTAGACAAAGTATTTCCAAAAAATATAGACATAGATCCGACAATTAGGGTAGAAGCGGGCGCAGAAGACGGTAAAAAATTAGGTAAAATTGCGTCAGACATCTTACGCGAGGCTAAAACTGAGCTAGTTGACTATCAAAACCCAAGAATTGCCAATGCAATAAAAGAATATAACGATGCAGAGAAAGTAGACTACATTGAAAAGAATAATCTCGGCCAAAATTCCCAAGAAGCGCGAAATATTGTAGGAGAAATAACCAGAACTAAGGTTGTAAAAGTTGCAGGACAAGGAACAAGGGAAATCACACAAACATTGCCAGTATTTGAGTGGGGAGGAACAGAAAATACTGGTTTATTGCGTGTCGGCAACCCATTAGCTCGTGATATTGCGTACTTGCGTGAACAATCTTACCGTCTCGGGCTCGTTCCAACGACCACAAAAGAAGCAATCAAGAGGAAACAGCAAACAATTTCGATGGCTGATATTAAAAGAGTTCAATCAAGAGGATATTCTTTTAGGCGTCTAGATGAGCGTGGTGCTAGTGCGGAAATGGTCAGACCTGACGGTACTAAAACCTTATTGAATTTATTACCCGACGGATCTGGGTACCGCATTTCAGATGCTTATAGGACTTTCGATAAAGGAATAACTCAACTGCTTAATCAGCCTGACGATTCTTACGCTCGCTATAGAGGAGAACAGTTGACGGATCTGAACACGATTGATTTTTATAAGCGTTTATCCGATGGCAGTTGGATGGAAGAACCTACAGATGAGAGTCGGAAAGCTCTAAATAATATTGCAGATGCAATTATGACGGGCAAATTAAAAACAAGAAAAGGAGTTGTAGATGTTGACCCTCAAGCATTACTAGCTCAATTCGAACCAGGTAGTGCTGCTCTTCAAGATTTAACAAGTGCTATCAGAGCTAAGTCCACGACTGGTAGAGAAATAGATGTTTCTGGAGAAGCGTCAATTACGAATAAAAACAGAGCTGCTAGAGAATTGTATGAAAATTTAATTGATTACAAGACGAAGATGGGTGCTGCTATGCCTGTCGATTTAGGAACCGAATTGATTGTGACTTTAGGTAAGAAATATAACTTAGATCCTACGGATGTAGCAACTTCTATCAGAGAGCTGCCTATTGAATATTTAAAGGCTGATAATAAAGAGGCTACAAAAATGGAGATGGAGCGTAAGACTAGAAAAAGAAGTTCTGCTCAAGCAAATGAAATGACAATCAGAGATCCTGATAAAACATACAAGCAAACTCTTGAGCAACTTCCTAGTCAAGTAGATGTGTCACAGGCTCGACAGATCATTCCAGAGGGTTCTAATGCTGAAAAATATTTCATTGAGAAAGGATACAGACGTAATCTAGGAACGGCCTTAGAAAGTGGAGACGCAGCCGTAACTCGGATCCGCGACGCCTATCAAGTAAATCAAGAGTCATCTAACATACCCCAATCCTCTTCTATAAATACTGCACAAGCTTCGCAGGTCAACGCTCCAGAATCTCCAGTTACACCAACGACTTACAAGCAAATGTCAGAAGGGTTAGGCTCTGATGTCGGTTCTGCTGAACATGATAAAGCTATGAATGAGTTAATGCAACGACTCCTTAGAAATAGGCGCCGATGAAGAAACACGAATTCAAGATCACTCCTGAAGACATGAGACGTCATACTGAGCAAGGATATGCTTTGCTTGGTGCGTTAACAAAAGATAATGGTTTCGATCCTGTCTCTATCGTAATTTTTTCAACTTTAATTTTTAATACGCATACATGGCTGATGTATCAGTACGTGCTAAAAGGTAAAGATCTTATTGGAGTAGAATTGAGGGATGAGTGAAGAAAAACGCAAGAAGGCTAAGGCTTTAGCTCAGGCTTTTAAAAAGATGAAAAAGCCTATGAGTAAGGGCGGCACAGGAGGTACTTTTACAGCCGCTGCAACTAAGGCGGGACATGAAGATACCCCAGAAGGGAGGAAGGCCTTCGCTAATAAGGTTTTAAATGATAAGGAAAACTATTCAGACAAGATGGTTAAGAAGGCTAATTTTTATAAGAATGTGATCTCGAAATAAGTAACATAGTTATAGATATATACACTCGTAATGACTAATAGATTCCTTGAGGTTGAATATGATCCAGTTGAAGACAAGCTATATGCTTCTAGAAAGATAGAAGGAATTGCAAGGGTTCTACTAACTCCTTCTTCTAAATCTATTACGACTTCTACTTATACAATTACTACTGACGATGCAGAAAGCGTTTTAATCTGTGAAACGGTAGATACCACGATAACTCTTAGCTCAGGCTCTTTCAGACTGGGATCTACTATTACGTTGTTATCAGGAGAATCTAATGAATTAACTCTTGTTGGTAGCGGGATCACTTTAAATACTGCGTCTAGTAATACTTCAAGTTCTAATACTTACAGGAATCCATTTTCTCACGCAAAGATTACTTTGACTTGTGTTGGCACGGATAAATGGATTGTTTCTGGAGATATAACTGCAGACGTTAAAAAAACCTATACTGTCACAGCCGATAGTGGAAATTATGTCTTTAACGGTAGTGGATTATCAGATTCTATAAATCCAGCTCTAACTCTTTCTGTTGGACAATTTATGGAAATAGATAATCAATCAGGATCTAGCCACCCTTTCGTTGTCAAAAAAGGTAATGTGAGTGGTGCAGCTACAGGTGTAGGACCTACCTCTCCTGGTTGGGCTCGTTTAGAAAATAATAATCAACACGGATCAGATAACAAACTTAGAGTTTCTTTCCGAGAAACAGGAGATTATTATTACATATGTCAATATCATGGCACTATGAAAGCAGCTATTACTGTTTCATAAGAGTCCAATAAAAAAGGAGTTAAGATAATAGATATATAGTGCAGTCTTCGTGTGTCTTATAAGATCAACCAAGATCCTAGCGCAGTACGGTCGACGTTAGCTCAAGCAGTCGAGAATCGTAGAGCAACAGGAGAACGTCAGGTTGATTTTCAATCTGGTTCATCAGTTAGTCAATTAGTTCCTGATAAAAGGTTTGCAGGAGACATATGGGATCCACAGTCCGAGACAGGTATAACAGGTGAATTTGGTGGCCCAGCTAATACTGTTGCTGGACCCACTGCAAGTGCTGTAGCTCAGGACAAACTTAAGCAATTCATGGAAATGTTTATGAGTAATTCTCGTAACGTAGCCGACTTCAATCCTCCAACTGAAGTAGCTCCAGCTCCATTTCCTGTAGAGGAGGCAGCGGTATAATGATAAGAAGAGCAGGCGACATTCTTAAAATAATTGCTAGAGAGGTTGCTCCTACAAAAAGAGCCGCTCTATTCAGATTCGGTCCTGACGTCTTATTTGGTGGAGCAGCCGCCATGAGACTTCCAGAAGGCGCAACGTGGGGAGAAAGAGGTATGGCTTTTACAGAAGATGCAGGGATAGGTCTTGCAGGATCTTTATTGGGTATAGGCGCGGGTATAGGTGGTGCTAGAGCACTTGGATTGAAAGGTAATAGATATAACGATGTTGTTACCGCTGCAGATTTCGTCGGTAGTGCTTTACCTGCTACAGGTATTTATAACTTCCCTGTTACCAATAGAATTTATCAAGATATAGCAGAACGTACTCAAGGTAAGAATATAGCTCCTCCTAGTCCCGAACAATTAACACAAGCCGAACTTCAACAAGCATTAATTAGTGCTGCATTACAAGCTGGTGGAGCTTTGACCTAGTTATGGCGATTGCACGTAACGACGAATTTAAAGATGCCTTCCTGTCTAGTCCTCGCAACTATCAGGACTTAGTTCGCAATAAAGGAAATATCGTTTATCAGAATGCACCCCTTGAAGATATGTTGGGTGGATCCGCAGCTGTTGATTTAATTAGACAATACTTACCTTATAACCTTGCAGAATCAGATTTATTTCAGTCAGCCGTAAGACAAGTCGATAGATTGCCGACAAATGTTTTAGGAGATAACAGGTCGATACAGAGAAAAATTCTCAATAAAGTTCAACAGGTTCCTCTAGGGGGCTACTCTCCTGAGAGAAGAAAAGAATTTGCACAAAACTTATCTGAGAATCCAGAGGTTGCACGCAAGGTTGTTAACGTCTACGGACAAGGAGAAGCTCCCAGTGCAGGCGCACGATTAAAGCAAGCAGGTGGAGCATTAGCGGCAGATGTGATGAGTGATGGTTTAAGAAATATATGGTGGTTCCTGAATGCTCCTCAGGCTTTGACTCAACTCACGACATTGCAAACATTGCACGATGCTCAGAAATCTATAGAACAAGCAGGACCTAATGCCAGTGCTGCTGAAGTAGCAGAGGCTAAAAGGATTAGAGAGTTAACGGGAGGAGAAAGCTTATTAAGAAATAGAAATGTACGTCTAGCTGCCACCGTGCCTGCCATTATTGCAATGTCTACAGGTATAGGAAATATAGGAAGACCTGCAGGATACAAAGCAATATTACCAAGTGAGACAGATCCTCGTAGAACTGATTCTCCTTTAGGTGAATTTGTGAGCAGATACTTCCTAGGAAGGACAGGCAAACTTCTTCCTTACGGCGAATTTGCTAAAGAAAGACCAGATGTTTCTGAATCAGAGTACAGAAGATACAAAGCGTACCAATTCGACAGGAAAACAGACCTTAATCCTTTAGATGATGGCAAATTCAACGTTTTAGGTGCGTTAAAAGGCAACTTAACTGGAATTCATGGTCCTGAAATCAACTTCATGGGTAAATCCATGCCTGCTGCTACCGCAATCTTGCCTACATTGGCTGCTGCAGCCGGTGCACGTGCTGGATTTAGGCGTGGAGGAAGAAAGATGGCTCGAGTAGGTGGAGAATTAGAGCAGATGCAAGGTGTTGAAGCTCAAATCCAAGACCGAATGAAGCAAAGAGACAACATCATCAAGGAAGCAGCCAAGAAAGACCAAAGTCCTGCTCCTGGTCAGTTAGAAGAACTCAGAAATGAAATGAAAGACTTGAAGATTCAGAAGGAACGAATAAGCGAAAAAGGTCAAGTTGATATGTTATGGGAAACATTGAAGTATGGTGCGGGTGCTGCTGCTGTTGGAGGAGTAACAGGGCAAGGATTAGAATCAATAAGACGAAGCATGGGTACTGAAAACTAATGAATATCGCTGGCCTAGGTGCCATTAAACAAAATGTAGGAGAGAATGCTGCTCGCAATATTATTAAGCAAAATCGTATGGCAGGTGATTCTTTAGCACGTCACATGCTTAATTTGAAATCTGCTAAAGAAGTTACAGAGCATGAGGCTAGAGCGAAGGAATATGCAGGTAAAGTCGGAGGTGAAGCAGCTGCGTGGTCAGGTATTAATAATTTAATCAATGCGGGCATTAACTTAGGTGGTGCTTATTTAGGATCTCAAATAGGAAGTGGAAATTCATTTAGTGGTAGAGGCAGTAGTGGAACAGATTCCTTTGGTAGAGATTTTGATGATCCTTGGGCTACAACGAACGCAACGGGATTGATTGTTGATCCTTTTGGAACTGATACCACGATTGGTGGTGCTACGACTGAATGGAACACAGACATGGGTATTAATTCAGGTGGAGGCCTTTTCGGAAACAGAGGCCTTAATAGTTGGTTTTAACTAAAATAAACTTATGGCTTTCGATTTAGACCCAGTAGCCGTTTTAGAGGCTCTTAGAAAAGATCAATCCAAATCTGGATTACTTGGTCCTGACCCTGCGGATTTTAAATTTAACAATGCAACTGGATATTACAAGTCGAAACAGAATTCATTAACACCAAATATTCAAACAGGATTAACAGACGTAGCCGCCAACAACAGTACTCAGGATGCTGTGGATACTATGGCTGATAGTAATTTATATGGAATAAGAATGGCAGGAGATGCCTTAGAAGCAAAGATGAGAGAAGACTTGGCTTATCGCAAGCGTTTAGCTGACGAAAGATACGCAAGACGAGTTAGCCAAGGACAATCAAAAGGAGGTTTCTTCAACACACTCGCAAATGTAGGATTGACTGCTGGGAAGATTTACTTAGCTTCACAAGGCGTTCCGACTATCTAGGTTGCAATATCAGAGATGAACGATAGTATTGATTATCCAGAATCGTTCGAAATGTCAGAAGCTATTTACGAACAGTTAAAAACACCGAGTTCAATTATTAAGCATTATTTTCTGTCTGCTCGTCCAGAGGATCTTCCTTACTGCGAGGAATAAGTAGTCGTATTGTATTAACCATTAGAATCTAAACAGTAGGCTTACTGTGTCTGTACAGAATGGATGAATTAGGTATTTTTGGTAATCCTAGCGATATACCAAGAAATTCGACGACCAATGTACTCGGCAATACTATCCCCATGGCTATGGGGGCTGGTTTTTTCAATAATCTTCGTAGAGGTACTACTAAGCCGTTATTAAATCTTTTGTATGGAGAAGCACTGAAAGATCCAAATGTCTTAAAAGAAATATCAGGAAAAGTACCGACTTTCCAGAATGTACAAGGATTAAGCAAACGAGTCAGCTCAGGTCCTTTACGCGTAGGAGCAGGAGTTAAAGGCCCAGGTGACTATCTGAAGCTGATGGGTAAAGTACCTCGGGTAAGAGGTGTTGCAGGTTTGACAGGTTTATTCGCATTGCTAGATGCAGCTCAAGAATTAAGAGATCCTACAGATCCAGTGGCTGTAAACGTTGCTGAAGCTGGTGGAAAAATTGGCGGCACCCTTGGTGGAGCTGCTCTAGGGGGAATTTTAGGTCAAGCTTTAATTCCTATCCCTGGCGTTGGTTGGGTTATTGGATCAACCGCTGGAGGATTGCTAGGCGGAGGCGCAGGTAAAGGATTAGCTAGAGGTGTATATAGTGCCTTTGATCCTAACGTAGATTTAAACCAAGCTAAAAAGAAAGCACGTATACAGAATGAGATAAATAAGATTGGTATGGAACCAGCAAAAGAATTATTAAGAGAGCAGAATGCATTAGCAAGACAATCACAGCAAGATGCAATATTGGCTAATGCAATGATGAATGCAAATGCTGTTGGCGGTCAAACCGTTAATTCATTAATAGGTTTCTAAAATGGCAGTAAGCTTACCTAGCGGATTCGGTAGCGCAAGTGCTGCATACCTAAATAACTTTCCTGGGAATCCTCCTATAGAAGGTTTTAGTGCTATTAAGACGACAGATTCAACAGATACGGCAAGAGAGATTAATAAGCTGAATTTTACGAAAGGAATGGATTTAGCAGGCCTTGCTTTAAAAGAGAAGGGAGACCTAGTAGAAAGAGAAATGATTAACGAGCAGTCGCAGTGGCTTGCCGAGAAAGAAATACAACTGGCAAGAAAAAAGAGTTTGCAACAAACATTAGGTAATATTTGGGGTCAGCCTACACAGATCAGGATGGCTGGAGAAGGCCTTACAGGAAGCAAGCAAAGCAACAGTGCAACAGTTAAAAATTTCCTTATGAATGATCTTGGCTTTGATACTTAGTAATTGATTAAAATAACAAGGAGGATCGATTTACAGTAATGGGATTTAACGCGGCAAAGCTTCAAGATTTAATGGTTCAGCAAGCCTCGATGAATCCTGGCTATCTGCAATTAAAAGAGAAAGCTAAAAGTGGACTTCTTAGCAGAGATGAAGCTGCACAAGAAATTAATAAATTATTGAAAGACAATAACTTTGCCAGCACGATGAGTACTGCTTTAAAAGAAGCAGCAATGGCTCCTGCTTACGCTATCGAAGGATTGACTAAAGGTGTAGATACTAGGCTTCCAGAAGGACATCAAATGTTAGGAGATATTGGTTTAGGTTTTCGTGACAAGAGGCAAAAACAAGACTTGCAAAACGTCATCAATCCTCAATTACGTCACGATATGACATCACGCATTATTGGCAGTGGTGCTGCATTGCTTCCTTATCTACTAGGCAATTAAATGGCTTCTTATATACAACGACTACCTGGTCTTGCAGAAGACGGTTTTTACGAGGAAGAATTAGAAAGGATTAGAAATCGCAAGCAGGACGTTGGTTTAACTTATGAGCCTACTCCTGTGGACGGTGGGACATTTCCTGAACTTCCTGACGATGGTCAGAACTGGAGATATGACGAGTACAATCAGCCTACGTTGAACCCAGGTGTAGGTGATGAAAGTTATAGAAATATCACGATTGATTATGCTCCGGGTACTAATGTAACGCCTGAGCGATATCGTCGAGACCAAAAAACTGCTGAAGATAGATATAACGACATCTTTGGTAGTCCTAGAGATGGTGGAACTTCAGGAGATGATTCTCGTCAATTACCTTCTCCTCCTCCTGATACAGGCAGAGCCGATTACGGTGGTCGTATAGGAGCAGACCCTGATTCCATGTTCACCATGGATTTTCAAGATAAAGATGGTGACGGCACAGATGATAGACATCAAAGAGGTCCAGGTCAGCCATATATAACTTGGGAAGATTCCACGCCTGAAGAAAGAGGTAAATTTGGTCGTGGGGGTGGAGAAGATCGTAGAGATCGTAGAGAGCCACCTAGACGGCGTGGCGATGATCAATTTGGACCAGGCTACGGAACCTTACCTGTCGCACCTTTTCCAGAACCAAAGCCCGGACCTAGACCTCCAAGGCCTGAACCAAGACCTAGGCCTGTAAGACCTGAACCTAGCCCAAGCCCTGACCCCGGCCCTAGACCTCCAAGACGTATAGATGATGGTGATGGCTTCCCTGGCTTCGACCCTGATCGGGAATATCCCGGCTTTGATCCTTTGCCTGGCTTCCCTGGTCGTCCTCCTATTAGCGAGGAACAGCAGTTAGATAATCAGGTAGAAGATTTGTACAACGAAATTCTTGGACGGAAATCTGATGCAGACGGAAAAGAATATTGGAAGTCAATGGTTAGAGACGGCATGTCTATGGATGAGGTTATAACATCCTTTAAGCAGTCTCCAGAAGCTCAAGACCGAAAGGCCAGCAGAAATTTTGACGATCCAGACGAATATACCGATAAAGTACAACCTTACCAAGATGTTGAACCTATAGTCAGGTATAACGACGGGTACACTCCAACCCCTGATGAACATCAACAGAATATAGACAAACTGAAAAAGGATGACAGTTGGAGAGCTCCTCTAGAAAGATACGGTGTTAAAAGGAAAGCCAAAGAAGCAGAGCTTATTTCTCAGACTCCAGACGTAGGAGAATCTCCTAAGCAGGAAGCTAGGAGCAGAGCAGAGAAAGCAGCTATGGATCAGCAAAAGAGAGCAGAAAGGCGTTCTATCTCTAGACCTGTCCCCACAGTCTCGAAGCCTAGTACCTCTTCTACTTCAGATTTCTTAGATAGTGTGTATCAAAAAGAGTTAGGAAGATCAGCTGATAGTGGAGGAAAAGACTATTGGTCTCAACAGATAGAATCAGGTGCTCAAACTCGTGATGATGTCATAGCCAATATCAGGCGTTCGCAAGAATTTAAAAATAAGTAAACTAGTAATACAGCGAGATTAGATTTATGTCTTCCTTGGCAAATCAAAGTGGAAATTCTTGGCAGTACAAACCAGGTACGACTGGAGGAAAAATGTATGATACTGGTTTACAGGATATGGTCACATGGGTTAAAGGTAACCCTAAAGATAAGAATTTAGGTGGTCAACTATCTGGAGCCATGATGGATTCCAATAGGATGTTGATGAACATGGGACTAGGCCTTCAATGGCAGCGTGGGCAACTTGGAAACTGGGCTGAATATCACGGAGGGATGGAGAATCTAAAGACAGGTAATACCTTGAAAATTATGGGTGCTGAAGGTGGCATTGTGAAAGAGTTAATGGGTAAGCAGGGAGAGGAAGGCAGAAGACAAATTAGAACACAAGGAGATCAAGACAGAAAGTCTCTAAGAGTTACAGGTCAAGAACAGCGCTTAGGTCAACAAGAATTGGGCAGTCAAACAAGAATGAATTATATGTCTAAAGGTTTGCAGGATCGACTACAACTTCGAGAAGCAGGCTCAGAAAATAGAAAGACTCAAAGAGATAAGTATAACGAAGAGAGAAAGATGCGTGCTGACGCAAGAGGTGCTATAGATAGAGCAGGTTCTAAATTCTTTGGTTAATGGTTATAGAAAAGGATAATACGGTTCAAAATTTTCTAACATCATTAGACCAAGATCGCCACGAGGCCTTTTTGGTATATGTAGAAAATACATATTCGATTGTTGAAATTTGGTTATATGCAACTGTCTTGGGGTATGAAGGTGGTTTTACGCCTTTAGAAAAATGGGTCTCTAACAATTTTCCAAAATTAAATCGTAGGCAACTGATGTTGGGAGAGATTGTCAAACTGGAATATGATATTGATTTCTTAAGACAGCAAGTACAAGCAGATATTGTCAAACCAGATGCAGCGGCAACTCGAATAGCACATCTATCTAAAGAATTGCGTGGCCATGTTGTAGAGGTTGAAAAGATGTCTCGAGGTACAGATAAAAGAGGATTAATCTTATCTGGAGCCGATAAAGTTATGAGGGAATTAAGATCTATTTTTAAGGGTAACGAGGATATGACAAACGCTTTAGATTTAGCTTATGAATCTGTATGGGCAGCTCTCATTGAAGAGAAGTAGGCTACTCGTAACAGTTTCATACATGTATGACTGAAGAAAAAATTAGAGAGATTTTACCTCATTTGTGTTACACGAAAGACGAAGTAGTTATTATGTTGGCCGATGCTGTAGCCAAGGCTAAGGCTATTGACGAGGCCTCTATGAAACAACACAATAGAAATGCAACAATTATTAGTATGATTCTTGGATTTACGTGCCTTGCATTATTTGTCGATGGGTTACTTAGAATTCTTGGAATTATTCCACCTTTCTTAGGTTTGGATGTAAATATTATTGATCAAATAGTAGAAAAGGTTAGGCACTATGGACAACTATAAAGGATATGTAGATGTCTTCCCTACGCGAATACATAAGGTTGGCTTGGATACAAAGGTAATTCCTACTGACGTATCTTCCGAGGAATTGAACTTCAAGGGTTATGCGGATGTCCTAAGAGATCCAAAATATAAAACTTTAAATGAAATGGTTCTGAAAGAAGCCTCTAGTCTTTGCCCTCGGCATCCAAATATAGGTGACTGGAAAATAGTAGCAGCTTGGATCAATAAACAGAAACCAGGAGAAGAAGGCTTTGTTTTTCATAGTCATGCAGATTCTTTTATGTCGTGCGTGCTTTATGTAGAGGGCAGCAATATGTCTTTAATTGTAAAAGAAGAACCTAAGACGAGTAAAGCTACTAATGCTACTCAAGACTGTTTCTTTGATATAGTAGTGCGTCATAGTTGGCACCCTGAAGTTGAATTGCCTGCGGAAAATGGAGACTTGCTAGTTTTTCCTAGTTATCAAATACATAAGGCGAATAAGAACACAACAGACCAAGATAGGATTAGCATTGCTTATAATTTACTTCCTTCCAAAATCCATAATAAGAAAGATCTCCCCTGGCTCATAGATTTAGAACTATAGTGAACAAATATACCTTAATTGAGTTTATCACTATTTATGGATAGGGAACAACAAAACGCTCATACTCCTATACCTATGTATGATCTCCTAGACGCTTGCTGTGCCTTGCATGGCGGTCTAGAACTGGATAAATTTGAAGATAAAAATTATGCCCTAAAACATGCGTTGAATAGATTTTTTGGTTATTTAACTCCAGAAGCTAAAGCTGAATTTCAAGATTGGGTAGACAGAAAAGGTTGGAGGCAAAAAGAAAAAATTATTCTTATGTAGCTTCAATAGTGAATAACGCCTAGACTTCTTACATGTCTAATGCATCGATATCTCTCGCTCGTAGACGAAGTGCCCAATTAGCTGCTCGTGCTATACAGAGTCAGCCAGAGGTCGTTACAACTCCTCCACACGTCTTAAAAGCACGTAAAAGTTTTGCTTTCTTTTGCGAGCTAATGGGAAAACCTGCAGCTCGTCATATGAAGGTGTGGCACCAAGAGTTTTTAACAGGTGAAAGCAACGAGCATTTGCTCGATATTGCGGGTCCCAATACATGCTTATTAAGTCCTAGAGGCAGTGCTAAATCTACAGTAATAGGATTATTAGTTGCTTGGTTGATAGGACGTCATGCTCAGGCTAAAAAATTATTAAGAACTTTATACGTTTCATACAACGTAGACGTTGCAAGGAATAAAAGTGCTGCAATAAAAAACCTCATTTCCAATAAAGAATATCAAGAAATTTTTCCGACAGTTCGATTATCCAAGCATCGCACGAGCGATGAATTATGGTCTATTGATTTCGAACACGCAGAGATAGACGTTAGAGGAGAAGACGCTTTCACTGTTGCTTGTGCAGGATTGAAAGGAACTATTACTTCTAAGCGAAGTTCGTTAATCATCGTTGATGACGCTATCAAAAGCGCAGCAGCCATCGCTAATCCAGATATAAGAAGAGAGATGGAATCTAATTGGACAAATGTTATTGTTCCAACCATGTTTCAAGGTGCTCGTGCTATTGCTTTAGGAACTCGATTTCATTTTGATGATTTATTTACTACAACTTTCTGTCGGAAAAAAGGATGGAAAGTTATATCACAAGGGGCATTAAGTTATGACGATAGTGGTGCTCCTAAATCTTATTGGCCTTCTTTTTGGTCTGTTAAATATCTTTTAAAATTACAAGCTGATGATCGTGTCGCTTTCTCTTACCAATACTTAAACCAACCAATTAAAACGACTGAGCTTGGGATCTCTCCTGAATTATTTGTCAAAGGTGAAGTACCAGATGAATATGACACGATTGGAGTGGGTATTGATCTGTCTGCAGGTATGACAGAACGAAATGATTGGACTGTATTCACCTTGGCAGGACGCAAAGATGATCATGTTTACATCATCGACTACAAAAGAATGAGGTCGATGGGGAATCTTGAAAAGATAGAAGCTTTGTGTGAGCTATTAATAGAGTGGAATTTATTAAGTACCAACGATGAAGGTCAATACTTCAGAACAGATTCGCCTGTTGTAATTTGGCCTGAAGTAGTGGCTTATCAAAAAAGTTTTGAAGGAGATCTCAAACGAATTTTATTTAACGAGTGGCAGCTCTATAATTTAAGTGTTAGTCCTGTTAAAGGTTTTAGGGGTGATAAGCTCGCTCGCCTTAGAGGGATTATTGGTCTTTTTCAAGGTAAAAAGATTATTTTTAATAAATATCGAGATTTCACCTGCATGGTTGATGAAGTATGCAATTTCGGTCATGCTCCTCATGATGACTGTGCCGATTCTTTGAATATCGTTGTGCAAGGTCTCATGAAACGAGGCGGCGCACAAATAGAATGGAGGTAGGATTAGAGAATGATTAAACCAGGCACCGAACGTTTTCGTCAGATACTAGAAGCCGCTAGAAAGAGAGATGGCTCTAGTGGTACTGACACGATGGTTGTCAATAGCCATCTTGCACAGATGAAGCTATTTATGCTTCGTCAAGGTATTGAATTTTTTCCAGCACAAGATACTTTTGGTTTTAGAAGATTATTCCTTCAACAGCTGGTAGAAGAGAATGAGATTGATAGTCGATTGGAAGGTATCGTTGATGATTTTTTAATCGATGGAAAAGGTTTATTTTATTTCAGACCAGTTGATGACACGTATAGAGTCATGTGGTTTAGCAAGGATAATTATCGTGCTTATTACGACGCTGGCTCTCAATTAGAAGAAGTCGAATTAATTTATTCTTTTTCTGTACGTAGTGGAATTGGAGCTTTGGCTACTCCTAGTTCTGAAAATGGCAGTGAACGATGGGTAAAACTACAAGTACGTCGAGATACTATTAAAGAATCTATCACGAATGAAAAGCCATCGTTTGAAGCAGGAGTAGGTAAAAACTTTACTTATTCGCCAAGTTCAACACGAACATTAATTAATAGTCTTGGCTTTATACCTGCAGTTGAATCTTTCAACACCATGCGTTCTACTGGCATGGATTCGACAGGAGATTTTGATTGGCTCAGTGATCAAATTGTTTTACATGATGATTTAGTTAAAAATATTAGAACCAATATCACTTTCTTCGGGAATCCTACGCTTGTCTCTAGCAGGCCAAAACATGACTTAGTTGAGTCAGGTAGTGATGAAGCTATGAGACCTACTATTAGTTCTCAAGCTGGTTTCTCTTCTATGGGAAGGCCTTCTACACGAGTTAGCCAACCGACAGGATCGGGAATTGGAGGCATGAAAGTACCTAGGATTATTGCCAATGTAGAAGCAACTGATAGAGCTGTTTACTTAACTCCTGATGCAGTTTCTGGAGATCAGAATTTATACGCACGTCAATATCGGGAAGAATTGCGTACAGCGATGGGAGGGGTTGACGAATTAGGAATTAGTTCTGGAGCAACTGCATACGAAATTAAATCGTTATACGGTAGAGCTGCTACTACTGCAACACGTAGATGCCGAGGTTTATTGACCTATGGTTTATGTAAGTTATTAGGTTTAATTATTTTTCACGAAGAAAGAATTTTCCGTGATTCATTTGCTGCCGCTATAAATCTACCAAAACCACCACCACCAATCCTAGAAGATTTTCCTGACGAAACAAGTCATGCAGAAGCCATGGCTGCATTCCAAGTTGCAGAGTCTGACTACGAGGCTCAGCTAGAACAATCCATTAGAGAAGCAGTACAAAACAGTGAATTACCTAATGGAGTCGTTGGTTTAATTCCCGACGGCAATCGAAAAGTAGAGTGGAGATGGAAAGGTCCAGTCTTCGAAGATGGCACAGAGGATATACTAAATTCAAGTATTGTTGTTCGTAACTTACAAGAACTCGGTGTTAACAGCATTGAGGCGTTACGATACCTCTTCCCTGACAAGACAGATGAAGAAAGAAGCGCAATGCTTAGTGGCTATCCATTTAGAATGGCTCAAGCCACACAAAGCAGTATTGGACAATTCTTGGCGCTGATAAATGACATGCGTCAAA